TACTTTTGATATTTTTCTTTCAATAATATATGGATTATCTTCCAAATAACGAGTAGTATCAATTTCTCCCTGCTCTTTCATAATAAAAGATTTGGAAGAGGTAACTTGACTTATAATAGATGGTGGTAAAGCAGTTCTAGCATCTGCAGATCTAGAAATAACTGCTCTGTCTCCAACTTTAAATCCATGATCTACATCAGTAAAAACTTCATAAGTAAAGTCTGAAATATCAATTAATCCTAGCTTCTTTACCTTATAAGTTGGTGAAACATTATAAAACCAATTAGCTAATCTAGCACCAGTATTACCAATACCTAAAGTCTTAAGTTTTATTGTATCTCCTGTTCCATACAGGCAACTTGCCTTATCATATTCAAGTTGATTAATAACTGAAGTGATTCTTACCTCAATAGTTTCGTCTGGATCAACTACAGATTGTCCATATGCAAAAGTATTGATACCAACTGAAGTTGCACTTGGAATAGTCTTACCAATTCCACTTAATCCAAAGAATTGAGTTAAGTTCTTAGAAGTATATGAACTTACACCTACAGTGCCATCAATATACTTAAAATGGACTTCTCCGTCCGTTGCAAACCCAACTGTAGAGTCAACATCAAAACTAGTGGAACCTGCTGCTACAGCACCAACTATCCTAGTTCTAGGATGGGTATTAAATGTACCATAAGTGGCACCTTCAACTCTTGAATCTCTATTATATCCAGCATCTACACTTAACTTATAATAAGTTTCTCCAACACCCACTGCAATCTTTTCTACATGAGTTATAGGAGCATATGCCTTTTCTAAGTCAGAACCTTCATATTCATCTTGGAATAAAGTAGATAATTCCAAATTCATTGGATCACCTACAATTGGTTCTACTACAAAATCTCTTGTAATCTTGTAGTTAGCATTTGATGGTGTAAAAAGAAAATCACGGGGTCTAATTATATTAACTTTTTCGTTATATAGTGCTTTGAATAAAATTTCAAAACCTCTATCCGTTCCCTTACTCAAATAGAAATCTTTTGATTGTTTAAGGAAAACTTCTTGGTTTAATTCAGGTGTAAGTTTTCTCCCTTCTAAACCTGGTGTAATTTGATATTTTGTTTTCGTTAAAAATTCTTTAAGGAATAAACAACTTAAATTTTCTATAGTTGATCCTTTAGGATGCAGTTCTGCAGTTGTAGATTCAAAAACTAACTCCTCATTATTTGTAAGACTTCTATATGAAGTGATACCACTAAATCCTCTAACACATCCAGTGAACCCAAAAGTTGTTATTCCAGTATATGTAATAATTTCATCATTGATTTTTAACAATCCATAAGAATCTGGAAATCCCAATGTTCCTGTTGGGAAATTCTGCATATCAATATCAATCGCATCACTAGCAATTCCTACAGTTGCACCTAATCCAACAGAATATGTAAGATTGGTAAGATTATCTATCTTTACATATTGGTCAATATTATTAACTAAGTCAAGTGGACCTCCTTGATATTCCTGTCCCTGATAATAGGATTTTAAGAACTCTGCAACTAAAGGATAGTCGGATTTTACGTATCCAGGAAGTTGGTTCTGAACTATGTTGCTAAACTTAACTCTTTTTGTTGTCATTGGATATTTCTATTATCTTAGTAGGAAGAAGCACCAGATGTGCTAGTAGAACTAACGGTAGATGTTCCAGCAGTCGTAACTGATGAACTAGTGCTAGGAACAGATGATCCACTTGTGGTTGTTATATCACTATTTCGACCACCTGCACGAACTAAGTTGCCGTTGGCATAACTTGAAGAGGTAATGTAATTTGAACCAGATGGATCTAATCCAGAAGCAATTTCATCCACCACAGTTTCAAACGTACTATTACTTATATCTAGTTGCAAATAAAGATCCTGTAATCCAATGACATCATTAGACAAAGGACATACTGAAATTTCAATAATTGTCTGTCCATCCTTTATCATCCCAGATTGAATATTAATAGGATTAATAGTGATGATCCCATTCTTATAATCAATCGTTCCTACGTTTCTTTTAATGATTGTAGGAGATTCTGACTCTATAGAAGGAAGACTGAACAAGAATAATGATCCAGTCAGTTTATTTGTATTTGGTATATCCGAAATATACACATCATCCATAACACCTGCTATTCTAAAGGCAGATGACTTAATATTATATCCACTCATACTCTTAATATAGAATTCATTACCAAAACCAATTTGATACTCAGCAAAAGCATTCAAAACTGCTCTTATATCTCTTCTTATGAAAATCTTTGTAATATTGGAAGTTACGGATTCATTACTTTGGTCAATTATATTCAAAAATTTACTATATTTGAATCTAGCACCATATTTGTTCATATCTGAAGATTCAGCAAATTTTTCAGCATTATTTTGAACTAATGTTGATACAGTTGCAGCATCAGGAGCAAGATTAGTGTTATAATACACTTTTGAATCAACTTCAATATACAAATACTTCAAATCAAGTATTTCTGGAACAATTCCTGCTACAGCAAATTTCTTCAACTTTAATTTAATCTTCTCTTTGATCAAATTAGGTAAAAAGTCACCAGTTCTGGGTTTGATGCTAATAAAGACTTTTCCAAATTGAGGTGGAATTAGATCTTCACCACCAAAAACGGAAATTGACTCAGTTTCGGGATAAATTCTAGATGGAATCAAAGATTCATAGTCATTTGCAGTTACTGCTCTATTTTGAGACGAATAAATCCGTGGAGCAAACTTTCTAACCGATTCTACTGACTCAATTGTCTCTCCACCTGATGCAGAGAGTCCAGTAGTCATTAAAGAGATGCCAGAACTGATTGTAAATGTTTGAGCGTTACGTGTATATTGAATTCTACCTGCAAAATTGAAAGAACTGAGTCCATTTGCAGCATCACCAGCAGAAGTAATGTAATTTATGGTTATAAAGTTTCCATCTTCAAGTTCTTTTCCAAAAATTCCATCTCCGAAGAATATTTGATATCTTTCATCTTCAATTTCTTGTAAATAATAAACTTTTGAGTCAGAATTTACGTCAAATAGACTATTTTGAACACTATATTTGGTTTCCGTCGTAGATGCTTCGTTTGGACGCACAGAAACTGTAATTAAATCTGTGTCAACTCCAATATTAGGTAAAATAAACTTTTGATTTGGAATTCTAGATGAAAATGTAAAGGTTTGTGTCAAAAGTGTTCCTTCAAAAACCTCAACATTGTTAAATTCTGCAATTCCGTTAAAAACTGGGACTGTAATATCACTTAAAATTGAAAAAACAAAGGATTGACCACCAAAAGCAGCAGAAGATGCTGCCACAGGACCTTTTTTAAGAGTTAATGTAGCAGGTGAAGGTACAATTCCACTCGTATTTACGAAAAATGATATAGTTGCTCTTGCTGATTGCCTTGGACGGGGAACATAACCTATATTTCTTGCTAACGAAACGATATTTTCTCTTAATGTAGCAGTATCAATGAACACTTCATTAGTGATCATGTTTGCATTATAAGAAGTAATGTAAGTATTGTATGCCAGAACGTCTAAAAGCGTCGAAAGGTTAGATCCCTCAAAGTCATAATCGGTAAAATTCGAGTTTGACTTGAGATAATCTTGTAAAGTTGTCTTAACTTGGTCAAAATCCAAGTTAGAAAAGTTAGCTAATGGCATTTTTACCTACTTGACTGCAATACAAATTGTAATTCTTGTGCTGGAATCTCAATTCCAATGATTTCATATATGATAGTTACGTCAAAACCATTGTTTTCAAAGTCTGGGAATGCTTTTACGTCTATTAATTGCACTCTTGGTTCAAAGTTTTCAATGGATTCACGTATTTCATCAATAATAATGGATGCTGTGATGTCATCTATGTTCTCAAATAGTGATTCAGTAATTCTAGAACCGAAAGTTGGTTCAAAAAACTTCTCTCCAGGCAAAGTAAAAACAATATTCCTTACAGAACGTGCTATGGCATTTGCATTTTTAAGCGCAATCAAGTCATCATTCAGTGGATTGGACTGAAATGTCATACTAAGGTCTTTAAATCCTTGACTAACCCGTTCTAAAGGCACACTAATACAGCGATTATTGTTTATTTATTAAGGATTGTTTACTCTTATTCTGAAAGAGTCAACGCATCCACTTCATAATCTAATCCATCTTCCTCAAAATCCCCAAAAATCTCACTTTGAACCAAATCATCACGTTTTTTTGGTGTAAGATGGTCATGTGAAACCTCTCTTAACATTTTTTTCTTGGAATTTTCCATAATTTTGGTATCTTTTTACTATTTAACATAAAAAAAGGAGGGACTTAACCCTCCTTCATTATTTTCCTTGTCCTCGGTATGCTTTTTTTGCTTTATTTCGAGACGTTGCGGATAGTAGTGTCCGAGACGAGCGGCCTTGACGAGTTTTTTTCGGACGAGGGATCTTGTAACTCCCATCTTTGATGCTTGATAGCATTGGCATTAGTTAATTTCCTCCAATTTTTGTTGCACGGACTCTTCCGTTGCTTGTATTCTATAAGAAACACCGTCTCTACGAGAAAGTTCGGTGAGTATCTCTGCGGATAAATCCCATAACTCTTCGGTTCTGAGTTGAGTATTTACCGACATCTTAAATAACCCTTGTCTTTTCATGTCCTACACGTATGCGAGGGTCACACCATGTCTCAATACCCATTTCTTTTGCGTCAAGGCAGAAAGACACGTCCTCACCACACATATCCTGAACTGCACCTGACTCAAAGACTTGCATCTTAGGAGCAAACCAAGGATATTCCATTTCTTCAAATACACCCTTCTTAATCAACACCCATCCAAAACCTGTATAGTCAACTGTGAAAGGCTTGTTGCGTTTGCCCATTGACTCAACAGTCTCGTGATTCATAACTCCGCCGTTCTTACGGAAGTCTTCTTCTTCTAACCAGTGAGCAACTGAGGTAGTATGTCCGTCTTCTGTAGCATACCAGCCTGCTGCAATCCTCTTCTCCTCACCTTCAGCAGGAATGGCAAGATCAGCAAGTTGCCAGAACTTCTCCACATTGAAAACAATATCATTATCAATCCATAGTTGATAGTCATACTGTAACTTACCATCCCAAGGTTTTTGTTCTGCACCACGAAGAACATTTGCACCTAATACCTTACAACGTGCAAAGTTAACCATAGATGAGTAATCCTGACTGATCTGAATACTCATTCCAGATTGTACCATGTCAAAAGACAATTGCACAAAATTCTTTAAAAAGGTATATGAACAACCTCTACCTGGTAAACAAAATACTATAGTCTTTCCTTTCCATCTTTCCTTGATTGCAGGAATATCCCATTTGGCTTCTTCCTTCTTTGGTGCTTTTGCTTTAACAGTAAATCCTTTTGCCATAACCTTTAAGTTACCTTCATTTCAATTATACA